AATACCAGCAACTCCAACTCCTGTTAAACTTGAGCCATCTCCATCTGCTGTTAATAGTGTGCCTGTAGCGTCAGGTAGTGTTATCGTTCTGTCTGTACTCGTATTCGGAGCAGTTACAGTTAGTACTCCTGTTCCTGAAGCGTTGCCTTGTATTTTTACTTTACTCATTATGCTATCACCCAAGTTGAACCAGTAGGTACTGTGACTGATACCCCTGAGTTAATTGTAATCGGACCAGCAGTCATAGCGTTGTTGCCACTTGTAATGCTATAGTTACTACTGATTGTGTGTGCGTGTTCGTATAAGCCTTTAGTTGTAGTGTTAGAATCTGTGTTTAATACTGCCCAGCTTGCACTTGAACCATCTGTTGTAAGAAATTTACCACTATTACTTGACTGTGAAGGTAGGGCATCTACTTCTGCCCAAGTCATTCCACCTGTATTACCAGACTGTGCTGATAAAAAGTAACCATTAGTAGGTGTGTTAGATACTTTAAGATTAGCTTCATCTACTACATTATCTGCAATAACTGTTGCTCCATCTGCTGTAGATGTAACCTCACCACTATGGTTAGGATGTACATAGTTATTAGCACTAGCAGCTATTCCATCTAGTTTAGTACCATCTGTTGCTACATCTCTACCATCAAAGGTTGAGTTAGTCGTGATAGCACCTGTCATTGCACCGCCAGACTTAGGCAGGGCATTTGTAGCTAATGTACCTTGAGCAGAAGTAGCATAGTCACTACTGTCAAATGCTTTAACTTGTGCAAGGTTTGTAACTTCAGAGTCCATCAAAGCACCAGCAGCAGTTACATTCGTAGCGTCAGTTACATCAGCACTAGCCTCTATACCATCTAACTTACTATGGTCTGCATCTGTAAAAGCATTAGTATCTGAGTTGGCTTCATATGCAGTTTTAATTTCAGCATTGCTTTGGTCTGCTGTTGCACTAGCTTCTATACCATCTAGTTTAGTTTTTAAGGCATCTGTAAAATTATTTTCTGTTACATTATCAATAGTAATTTTTTTAGAAGTACCACTATCATTAATAAGTAATTCTTCTGCTCCATCTGGCGTAGTTAAAGCTGATAAAGCTGATATTTTAGTTGTTGCCATTAGCTTATATTCTCCGTAATAATATAATTAGGTGTAGCAGGATTAGAAGATTCAGTTGTAATAAAATATCCACCTTGTTCAATTTCTATTTCTCTAGGTGCTGAAGCAGTTGGGTCAAACTCTCTTTCCCATTGCCTTCTATTAAGGTACATTCCAATAGATTTTTTCTTTTTCCAATGAAACTTTTTCATCATCTAAACAATTGTCTGCGTTTACCTATAGCTTGTCTTTCAGATAAAGCTATTAGCTCTTCTTTAAGGCTTTGAGCCATTGGTGAAAAACTTCTAATAACTCTTGCGTCTTTTCTTTTGCGAATTGAACCTGATGGCGTACCCTCATACGAGCCACCCTTACCTCCAGAACGATTATCTCCCGGAGTTTTTGTAGTTGTGTGTTTAAATTCATATACCCCTGCCTCTTTTTTACCTTGTTCGTTATTTGATTTAAGTATACTGCCACCATATGTAGGTGCTTTACCTTCTGATTTAACTTTTTCTGTTTCCTCATCAGAGTCAATTAACTCATCTAACATTGCTAATAAGTTATCTAATTCATTTTCCTGTTCAGGTTCATCAGCAAACTTTAAAGCATTATGCTCTTTAAAATGCTCAAGGTTCATGTCTACATCTGGATATTTATCATAACATTCATCAAGAAACCTTGACCAGATTTCTCTTAATCTAACTTTAAAGCGTTCTAACTCTAAGTTTTCAACAGAGTCATGGTCGCAAGTATCTTCAAATATGTCCATTAAACTTATCCTTACTCTTTCGTTTTCTTTCTCTCATGCTAAATCTAGTCATTTCGTATCCGTAACTAGGTCTAACATCATTAATTGAATAAATCCTTTTAGCTGGCTTACCGCACTTAGGACATTCAATACCCATTTTCATTTCATCGTAAGTTGTTAATTCTTCACTTACATGATTTTGTTCGCATTTAAAGTCGTAAAAAGGCATGTTTTCTCATTTCTTTGTGAGCAAGCCTATGGCAATTAGAACAAAGTAAAACACATTTATCTAGTTCTTTTTGAATAGTTTCCCACTTTCTTTTTTTTAATTTAGTCCATTCAAACTCTTTACTAGCAGGAACAATGTGATGAAAATCATATAACTCTCTATCAAACACACCTTCACATTTCCAGCATTTACCACCTAAATATCTTATGGCTTTTTCTTTCTTAGCGTTTATTAATTTAGTTGATGACATAATTAGTTTGTAATAACCCCCTCAACAGAAGGGGTTACGCCTAACTAACTACTATGAACCCGGTACAACAAATGCAACACCAGCGTCATTACGAAGTTCTGCAACTCCATAAATAGTATCTGAAGTGAACAAGTCACCAAGGTACTCTTGCTTATATTGTGTTTGTGAACGAACTCCAACCTGCTCAGCAAGTACTAGAGCATCTTTGTGCATTAATACACCTACTCTATCAGCACCAGAGTTACCTGCTGCTGAAGGACAATTAGATGAGATAAAGATATCTACACCATAAATTTGTCCAATCTTACCAGTCTTAATAGCTTCACCAGAACCAATGAACTGCTGCTCTGTGAATCTGTTGATTCCAAGCATGTCATTAGCACAGATTGGTGGAACTACCATTACACGATTGTCCATTGGTACATCTGCATCATCAAGAGTTAGTAGCATTCTACGAATACCTGCATCTGTGATGTCAGAAGCATTAGATGAGTTACCAGTATAAAGAGTAGAACCATGTCCACCAATTACTGCTTTTTCATAAGATGCAGCAGCAGAACCGCCTACTGTACCACCTTGTAAACCCTCTGTAAGAGCAAACAAGTCAGTATCTACTTGCTTCGCGAGCGCATAGCCAGCGTCATCGGTGTAGAACTTTCTCATTGAAGCTAGTGCTTGAACTTCTGCAATATCTTCAATTAACTTTGAATATTCGTAATGTTTATCAATACTGACTGTTACTTTCGTATTAGTAGCTGCTGATAATGTTACTTGAGTGTTTGCTGCTTTAGCACTTGCACTTCCTCTTGCCGGCACAGGAATATATATAGTGTCTCCTTTTTTGCCTTTATGAGAAAGTTTAGTGACTAGGTTAGCAACCACTAGATTTGACTTGTACGCACCTATAACTTCATCTGACCACAGTTCAGGAATGAAGTTATTGGCGACACTAGTCGTGACTTGGTTAGTACCTAACGCCATTTTCTTCTCCTATTATAAGTAAATTATTTAACCCTACCTTCCGCATACGCTAATTGAATTTCATCAGCTAACGCAGCATGTCTGTTAGGGTCAGTTACCTGTAGATTGATTAAATCAGCTCTACGGTAAATCTTCTTTCCACCGACAGCTTCTCCTGAAGAGCGTGTTTCTGAGCTAGTCTTTTGTAATGCTTTTTCTCTTTTAACTTTTTCTTTCTTTTTAACTTCAGCAGTTTTACTTGCCATGTTAATTTGCTTCCATGTTGTAAACAACTCGTTAGCAGATTCAAAGTCATAAGAGTCAGCAGTACGGAATAACTCTTGTCGTATCTTGCTTGCTCCAACCCAGTTACGAAAGTCATCGCTTTCTACTATTTCCATAAAATCAGGATGAGCAGCTTCTAACTGTGCTTGATTCAACGCTTGATTTTGCATGGCTCTAGTTTCTTTAGCTTTAACTACATCGGGATGTTTTTCTATAGCTGAGTTAACTGCATTTGCAGGGTCAGCATAGAACTGGTCCTCGAATGGTACTGGTTCTTCTTTCGGTGTAATAGCTTCAGGTGCTTGTTGTTGAGTTGCCATTAAGCTATCAATTAATTTCCGTTGATGTCCAACTTCCATTCCTTGTTTACCTAATATTTTTTCAGCATTTTGGTGCATCTCAATAACTTCTTCAAGTGATTTACCAGCATACTTCTCAGGAATTGTAGATTCTGGTTGTGTTTCAAGCTCTGTATCTTCTTGGACTAAATCCGCTTGTACCTCTTCTACTTCTTGATTTTCTGTTATTGGTTCTTCAGTTAAAGTTGCTTCGTCTACTACTATACTCATATTGTGTTCTCCGCCCATTTGGGTTATGAAGTTATATTAAGGTAGATTCCTTATGAAGAGGATTGTTCTACCGCTAGTTTTGTTGCATCTTCTAGACTTTGCAATTGTCTTAGGACTTGCAACTGACCCTTAGCATGCCAAAGGTCTTTTTCACTTTCAAGAGTGCGTATATCAACTACATTCTCTTCAGTAATTTTCATGTCAGCCATTAAATCTTTCCACCCTTCGGTTTCAAAT